AATGTTGCGAACGTTTTTTAAAAGATCTTAAGAATACTGATTATGATTTCAATCCCAAAGACGCAGAATTCGTTATTGGTATTATTGAAAAAACTTTTGTTCATGCCCAGGGTGAAATGTTGGATGGTACACCTTTAAGAGGTACGCCATTTTTGTTGGAGCCTTTTCACAAATATCAAGTTTACAACCTATTAGGTTTTTATCATAAAGGAACATCCGTGAGGCGCTTCAAAGAAGCGTTTATTTATATTCCACGGAAAAATATTAAAACAAGTTTTGCTGCTGCTTTAGCTTGGGCTCTTGGTATTTTAAATAGACGAAGTGGAAGTAAGGTATACATTGTAGCTGCTGCTTTAAAACAGTCTTTGGAGAGCTTCAACTTCATCAACTTCAACCTCGGCCAAATGGGGGAGAAAGAAAACTTTCGTGTTATCGATAATAATCAGGAGCATTCTATTTCTGGTGATTTAGGAGACGGCTCTTTATATATCCAAGCACTTGCAGCTAACCCGGATAAACAGGATTCTTTAAACTGTAACATTGCTATTGCCGATGAGCTTCATGCTTATAAAACGCCAAAACAATATAATATCATCAAAGAGGCCATGAAAGCTTATACCAATAAGTTAATGATTGGTATTACGACAGCCGGTGATGATATGACAAGCTTCTGTTATCAGCGTCTTCAGTATTGCAAAAAAATACTGGACGGCACTGTTAAGGATGAGGCTTATTTTGTGTTTATTGCCAAAGCAGATGAAGATGAAAAAGGAAATGTAGATTATACCAACCCTATTGAGCATCAAAAAGCGAATCCTGCTTATGGTGTCTCAATTCGCCCAGACGACATTATGAATGATGCGCTGCAAGCACAGAATGATCCGCAACAGAGGAAAGACTTTTTAGCAAAATCTATGAATATCTACACAGCTGCTATAAAAGCTTACTTTAATTTGGATGAATTTAAGGTTTCAGACCGGAACTATAGTTGGTCCCTTGCTGATCTAGCCAAGTTAAATATCAGTTGGTATGGCGGAGCCGATTTATCTAAGATGCATGATTTAACGGCAGCTGCTCTTTATGGCAGCTATAAAGGTGTAGACATTGCGATTACTCACGCTTGGTTCCCAATTGTAGCAGCAACAGCTAAAGCTGAAGAGGATAACATTCCTTTATTCGGTTGGAAAGATGATGGGTGGCTAGATATGTGTAACACACCTACAGTCAATCATTCAGATATTGTGAATTGGTTCATCGATATGAAAAAGATGGGCTTCAAGATAAAGAAAGTAGGGTTTGACCGCAAGTTTTCCCGAGAGTTCTTTTTATCTATGAAAAAGAAAGGTTTTAAAATGGTTGACCAACCACAGTACTTTTACAAGAAATCTGAAGGCTTCAGAAGGATAGAAAAGAAAGCGAAGGACGGCCATTTTTATTACCTCCATTCACAAGCATTTGAATATTGTGTGCAGAACGTTGCTGCTGTTGAGAAAACAGATGACATGATTCAATATGAAAAAGTTATGCCAGAGCATCGTATTGACGTATTTGACGCTGCTGTATTCGGGTCTATTCAAATGTTAGAGGATATGACCAAAGCGTCAGATGCTGCAGGTTGGTTGAATAACTAGGAAGGAGGTGTACATATGGCATTTTGGAATCGTAAGAAAAAAACACGTTCTATTTCTATTCCTATAGCGCTGGGTGATGTGGAAACCGTAGGATATACACGGCTTTCAGATAATCCAGATGTATTACTTGCAGTAGATAAGATTGCAGATCTGGTATCAAACATGACTATTCATCTAATGGAAAATACAAAAGATGGAGATAGACGGGTTACCAATGAGCTATCTCGAAAAATTGATATTGAGCCTCATGCAAATATGACGCGTAAAGGATGGATTTATAAAATTGTTAGTGATCTATTGTTGCATGGTGATGGTAATTCGGTGGTCCACATAGGAGTAGATCCTGTCACAACTTTAATTGATGATCTAACGCCTCTACAAATGCAAGCAGTTGGCTATGAAGATACAACGGATGGATACTTAATTAACTACAATGGATTAACATATACGCCTGATGAGGTCGTTCATTTTGTTATCAACCCTAATCCTGATTTTCCTTATAAGGGTCGGGGCTATCGAGTAGCATTACGTGAGATTGTAAAGAACTTAACTCAAGCCACCCAGACAAAAAATAATTTCATGAGTGGAAAGTATATGCCTTCTCTCATCATTTCTGTGGACGCTATGACAGAGGAGTTGTCCAATAAAGAAGGGCGCGACAATATCATGGCCAAGTACTTTGATGAAACTGAAGGCGGTAAGCCTTGGATTATCCCTGCTGACTTAATCAAAGTCGAACAAGTAAAACCTTTATCTTTAAAAGACATAGCCATAAATGAAGGTGTGGAAATAGATAAGAAAACAGTAGCTGGACTCTTGGGAGTGCCAGCTTTTTTCTTGGGCGTAGGAAGCTTTAATAAAGAAGAGTACAACAATTTCATTAACACTCGAATATATTCCATTGGTCAAATTATTTCGCAAACATTAACAAGGGATTTAATCTATTCTCCTAATTGGTTTTTTCGTTTAAATCCACGGAGTTTATATTCGTATGACCTAACGGAAATGGTGACAGCAGGTTCTCAACTTGTGGACCGTAACGCTATGAGACGTAATGAATTACGTAACTGGATTGGACTTGATCCAGACAGTGAAATGAACGAATTGATTGTACTGGAAAACTATATTCCGGCTTCTAGTATTGGCCAACAAAATAAATTGAAAACCGAGGAGGAATAAATTATGTACGAAATCAATGAAATTGGATTAACTATGGAAAGTTTAGAAGGTCATGCGAAAGAGTGTTTAGAAAAGAATTTACCCTTACAAGTATTAATTGATATGCCGGGTTTTGATTTCCCTGAAATGATTACAAATCCACCTGAGAATATTGAAAAGAAAATCGAATATTACAAAGCTACTTACGATGAAAATTGTAATCATAAACATGCAAAAGGAATTCGCATTATTGCTGTGGCAATTTAAAAAGTTGACCTTGAAAGGTGGAAATGAAAATGAAGATTGATGGAAATACGTCAGATGGTTATCACACATTTAATGAGTTGTATTATCATCGAATGGTTTTGTTTTCTATTATTTGCAATCAAAACAAAGAAAGAGCGTGGAAAAGTAAAAAACATAATGATGGCTCTATGTATGAAAATTACTTCATTGTTGGTATTTCGACTAACGAAGGCGACTACACATACCATTATCAATTAGATGAGTGGGATTATTTTGATGTGAAAGAGTTATCATTTGCACCTAAATGGGATGGTCATAAACCAGAAGATATTACACGATTATTGGCGTTGATTTAAATACTAAGTATTAAAAGGAGGTGATGAATAAATGGAAAAGCGTCTCATGGTATTTAACTCGGACTTGAAAACGAGAAGCGATGAAGAAAACGGTGAAGCCCTCATTGAAGGCTACTTTGCTGTTTTTAATCAAGAAACAGAATTGTGGCCAGGAGCTTTTGAAGAAATTGCACCTGAAGCATTTGACGGTAGTTTACGAGATAACGATATTATGTGCCTTGATAATCACGATACAAGGGTTGTGTTAGGCAGCACTGGCAGCCAAACGTTAGAGTTGAAAACTGATTCTCACGGATTATGGGGCAGAGTGAAAGTGGATTTAGAAGATCCTTTTGCTAAAAGTGCTTATCGTAAAGTGCAAACAGGAAAGGTGAAGGGTTGCTCATTTGGTTTTGTCCCGTTAAAAGAAGATATTGAGCATCGAGAAGACGGGACATTGAAATGGATTGTCCGTGAAGCAGATACGATGGAAGTCTCCATCACAGCTTTTCCTGCCTACCCACAAACAGCAGTGGCAGCCCGTCAACGCGACGTTGAGGCCATCAAAAAAGAAAAATTTGAACAAAGAAAACGTAACTTAAAGGAGAGATTGAAGAATGCCTAATCCTATTCTTATTGGTGCTAAATTAAAACTGAAGCGAGATGCTTTATCAGCTTTGGAAGGAAAAATAACTGATTTATTAGCGAAGCGTAGTGAATTTGAAGCAGCTATTGAGTCAGCTGAAAGTGACGAAGATTTATCTGTTATCGAACAAAGTATGAACGATAACGATGAAGATATTGAAACAAAAGAAGAAGAAAAAACAACATTAGAAGAGGAAATTGAAGAGCTTGAAAAAGAGCTTGAGACATCTAATCGTAAGTCACCTAAAAAGGGAGTGAACCGTACTATGCCAACAAATATTGAAACAAGAGAAGCTATTAATGCCTATGTACGAGATAAAGATCAAACTCGCGCAGGCTTCACATCTGTGGAAGGTGGGGCATTGATTCCAGAGGAGTTATTAGCTCCAAAGAAAGAGCTAGTTGATACAGTTGACCTTACACAATATGTGCGTACAGTACCAGTCAATCGTGGTTCTGGTAAATATCCAATCATTAAAAAATCAAACGGTAAAATGATTGCTGTTGCAGAATTAGCAAAAAACCCGGAACTAGCTAAACCAACGTTTGTAGAAGTGAATTACGATATTGAAACATACCGTGGTTACATTCCAGTATCTCAAGAAGCAATTGACGATGCAGATTATGATGTTGCTGGACTAATTGCAGAAGACATCAGAGATCAAGATTTAAATACGAAGAATGCTCAAATTGCAGCTGTTTTTAAATCAGCTACACCTAAAGCTGTAACAGGATTAGATGGAATTGTGACGTTGTTAAACACTGATTTTAAACAAGTTTATAACGTGAAGTTCTATGTATCTTCATCATTATTCAATGCGTTAGATCTATTAAAAGATGGCAATGGTCGCTACTTATTACAAGATGATATTACTGTTGCATCGGGTAAACGTATCAAGGGTCGAGAGGTTGTTGTTTTAGATGATGACATGATCGGAACCGCAAAAGGTGATTTAGTAGGATTTGTGGGTGATGCCAAGGAATTTTGTACCCTATTTAACCGTAAACAAGCTTCTGTAAAATGGACAGACAATGACATTTACGGTCAATTACTGGCTGGATTTGTTCGTTTTGACGTAGAAAAAGTAGATGACGAAGCAGGCTACTACATCACATATACATCAGAAGTAGCAGGCGCGTAATCCTTAAGGAGGGTGAATGATTTATGAAATATAAGGTTATCAAAGATTTTAAAGATTTACAGGATGATAATCACATTTATCGTATTGGCGATAAGTATCCTAGAAAAGGTCGTGCGAAGAACGAACGTATCGAGGAATTATTAGGTCACGATAATAAATGCAAAGTTCCTTTAATTGAAGCGATTGAAGAAGTTGAGGAGAATGGATGAGCAAACTAAAACTACCTTACTTGAATTACTGAAACTGGACTTGGGTTTTAAGCATACAGCACGCGATACGTATCTCAATAAACTTCTTCCTAGTGCAGAAAAAGAACTCATTAGGAAGGGGCTTACTCTTGATATGAATAAGGATGATGATCAAATGCTAGTTGTAGATTATGCAGCTTGGTTGTACCGTAACAGACAAGAGTATCAACCTTTACCTCGAAATATACAAATTCGTATTCATAACCGAGCTATTCAGAAAGCAGGTACTCCAAATGTTTGATGAAGTTATCTATCTAATCAAGCAAAGTGAGGAGACTCAGAATGAAGAGGGGTTTCCTATACCTTCACAAGAGACAAGTAGAGACGTATTTGCTACTAAAAAAGGTATACGAGGTAATGAGTTTTATATAGCTGCTCAAAGTGGCTATACCTTAGAAACGATGTTTGAGGTTCATTCACTTGATTACGAAGGCGAAACCGTTGTTGAATATGAATCTAAACGCTATAGGGTAGTTAGGACTTATGAAAGAAAGCAAGATGAGATTATAGAATTAATCTGTCGCGCTTATGGAAGTGAGTTGATTTCATAATGCCCGTTAAATCCACAGGACTAGCAGAGTTTCAAGCTAAATTGAAGAAGCTTGCTAGTATTGAAAAGAATGAGGCTATTGCTGAAAAAGCTTTACGAGCTGGAGCTGAAATACTACGTGCAGAAATCGAGCGTAGGGCTCCACGTTCCACATATAAAGGTAAACATTTAGCTGATCATGTTATTATTTCAAAAATTGTGAATGGCAAAATTAAAGTAGGCTTTCATAAAGATTTTTTCTATGCCCGTTTTTTAGAATGGGGAACCTCTAAAATGCCAGCTCAGACCTTTGTGGAACCTGCTTTTAATGCTGTAAAAGATAAGATCATTGGAGCTATGGCACAAGTATATCGTAAGGAATTGGCGAAGTTATGAGTATTTATAGTATGGTGATGTCTACGTTAAAGCCTTTAGATATTCCCACCTTTCCAATTACTAAAAAAGGTGATCATGAAACGTATATCACTTTCTTTTTATACGATGAGACAGCTGCTTTTATAGCTGACGATAAAGAACAAAAAACGGCTTACTATGTACAAGTAGACGTTTGGACAAAAAACGCACTTGTATTTACAGAGCTTTATGAAAAAGTAAGACAAACATTAATAGGTGCAGGCTTTAGTAAAAAAGGCGTTTCACCTGACTTATATGAAGACGACACGCAAATCTATCATAAAGGTTTGCGGTTTTATTATGTCTTAAAACAATAATTGGAGGTAATGAAAAATGGAAAAAGCTAAAAAAATGCCTATTGGTATGAAAGATTTGTTCTATGCAACATTATTAGAAGATCCTAAGGGTGGACTTACAACTTATGCTACACCTAAATCTTTAGCTGGAGCAGTCAGTGGCAATTTAAACCCAAATGGTTCTATTACACCTTTCTTCTCTGATGATGGTCCATCTGCGGTGGTTACATCACAAGGATTAATGGAGCTTGAATTAGGTATTGATGCATTGGAAAAAGAAGTAGCAGCTGAGATTTTTGGATGGAGAATTGATTCTAATGGTGTCCTTATAGAAGGTGATTCAGCAAATCAGCCATACATTGCATTAGGATGGCGCTCTGAAACATCGGATGGAGGATATAAATATATTTGGTTATACAAAGGGAAAATCCAACCACCAGGTGAAGAGTACCAAACAAAAGGCGAATCCGTGGAAATTAAGTCTGGTTCATTGAACGCAAGCTTTATTAAACGTGATTCTGATGGAGAAAAGAAAGTTAGTGTCCACAGTAATGATTCAGATGTTGAACCAACAGTGCTTGTTGATTGGTTCAAGAAAGTGTATGAGCCTGATCAAAGTATTCCAGCAGCATAATTTTAGAAGGGTGAACTTCGGTTCATCCTTTTTTTCTTTAACTAAAATGTAGGAGGTTACTCAATATGATGGATTTAGTTTTAAGAATAAATGGTGAAGAAAAAACAATGAACAGCCCATTTATTTCAGGTATGACATATAAAAAATATCTTGTTCTAAAAGAGAAAGTAGATTACTTGCAGCAAAGACCAACTATTCAACAATTAGACTCTTTAATTCAGTTAATTGTGGAGGCTTTTGATAAGCAGTTCACTGTGGATGAATTTTACGCAGGGCTAAATCGTTATCTATTTGAAGAAAAGATAGCTGAATTTTGTTTGATTGCTGAAGGTATTCCTTTAGATGGTTCATTTGATCCTGAGGAATTAGAAGCAGCAGGAGAAGAAAGTGAAGCTGATGCCACACCCTCTGACACCGACCCAGCAGCTGGATAACTTCTATAAACACCTTATGAATCTCAAAGGCTACAAGCAACATGAAATAGATCAAGCTGATATTCACCATCTTTTTAGATTAATTCGACAAGAGATTAAAGAAAGTAAACAAGAAGAGGAGCCTGAACAAGAGCTATACTACATTGACCAAGTGCCAGGTTGGTAAAGGGGGTGGACATACATGAATGATCAAGAACTTGCCTCGATGGTCGTTGACATTGATCTGCAAGGTACTGGTACTTTTGCACAGAATATAGGGAAAATCAACCGAGCTAACAGCCTTTATGACAGCTCTATTCAAGCGATAACGGCAGGTACAAAGAACTTTGAACAAAGCTTAGATGATATGAACAAAGTCTCTGTTCTGACTGAAAAAAAGCTCCAAGCTCAAAAAGCTAAAGCTGAAGAATTAAGAAGGCAATATGATCAACTTTCACAGCAAAAAGGAAAAGATGCAAAAGAGACTGCTAAGCTAGCAAAAGAAACAGAGAACTTATTAATTCGTTATAACAAGTCTGTTGCTCAAGTAAAACGAACAGAAATGGCATTAGGTGCGCTTAATTCTAAAATTCAAGAACAAAGTAGCGAATTTGAGCAAGTGTCTAAGGATGCTGACAAAGCCCTCTCTAGCATTCAAGATGATTTGAAGGTACTGAATAGTGAATATGGAAAAACGGCTGCTAGCATGGTTAAAATGGGCTCAGAATCGGAGCATTTATACCAACAGTCTCAACATTTAGAAAAAGTCTTAGGTCTTGAAAAGCAAGCTGTGGAAGAGCTACGTAAAAAGTATGAAGCAGCTAAGCGAGAAAAGGGCGAAGATGCAAAAGCTACTAAAGACAGTCTGGTTGAATTAAATCAGGCTATTTCTCGTATGAATAAGACCGGTAATGCACTAAATGATCTTAATCATAAAATGGATGATTCAAAGAAAACATGGACTGTATTTGGTCGTACTGTTGAGGTTTCGAGTGAGAAGTTAGATGCTGCTCGAGAACGAATGGAAGGCATGAGAGGTGCTATTAAAGCCGGACTTGTTGCAGGAGCTGCAGCAGGTGGATATGGAATGCTAAAGCTAGCAAGTGATGTGGACAGTTCACAGAAACGTATTCAAGGACAATTAGGTGTAACAGGTGCTGAAGCAAAGAAATTAAATGGCATCACACAGAGCCTGTGGAAAGAGGGCTTTGGTGAGAATATGGGAGAAGTCCGCCAAGGTCTTATTCAGGTACGCCAAAATATTAAAGGATTAAATAGTGGTGATTTAAAACAAGTTACTAAAGATTCTTTAACTCTTGCTGAAGTCTTTGACGCTGATCTAAATGAGATTACGAGAGCTGCATCAAACGTTATGAAGGGTTTCGGTACAAGCTCTAAAGAAGCGTTTGATTTAATGGCATGGGGCGCACAAAATGGCTTAAACTTCTCTAACGAAATGTTTGATAACCTTTCTGAATATGCGCCTTTGTATAAAAAGATGGGCTTTTCTGCTACAGAATATTTTCAGTTATTGAAAAAAGGTACTGACTCAGGCGTTTATAACCTGGACTACATCAATGATGCAATGAAAGAGTTCCAGATTCGTGTGAAAGACGGATCTAAAAGTACATCAGATGCAATGGGGCAAATGAGCCAATCCACTCAAAAAGTGTGGAAGGATTTCTTAGCTGGAAAAGGTACAGTTAAGGATGTTCATAATGCTGTTATTGCAGATTTAAAAGGAATGGATAATCAAGTCCTGGCCAATCAAATTGGTGTGGGTCTGTACGGTACAAAATTCGAAGATCTCGAAGCTGATTCTATGTACGCTTTAGGTAATATTGATGGAGCTATTAAAGGCGTTAAAGGTTCGATGGATAAAGCCTCTGAAGCAAATGAAAACTTCGCACGTAGAGCCAAAGCTTTATTCCGTGACTTTGTATCTGGTCTAGCACCTTTCGGTAATTCACTTCTTGATATCGGTGAACGTTTGTTACCTAAAGTGGAAGCAAGCATCAATAAGGTATCCACAGCATTTATAAATCTACCTCCTGCTGCTCAAGACGCTACTTTAGCACTGTTAGGTGTAACAGGTCTCACAGCCGGATTTATTGGTCTATCAGGCGGTATTGGGGGTGTCAGCACAGCTATTGCTCTAATGACAAATCCAATCGGTTTAACCGTTTTAGCTATTGGTGGATTAACAGCCGGATTAGCTGCAATTTATACTAACTGGTACGACATAAAGAAAGTAATGAATGATCATCCTTTACTTACTAACTTTGTAACAAAAGTAAATCCAGCCCTTGGACTCATCGTAAACCTTGCAGGTGGTGCTCGTGAACTTCATGACGCTATGTTAAAGACAGCTTTAGATGCTACACCATTTGGGGATCAAGTAAGCAAAGGTACACAAAAAGCTATGAATTCGTATCTTACTCTTGAATCTCAGGCAACCCACGCTCTTGATCGTTTGTATTGGGGACATCAAACATGGACGCAGAAAACAGTTGATGATGTGGTTGCTAAGTACGCTGCTTTAGGCGACAAAGTTGTTCAGAAAATGGAGGAAAATCACGAGAAAGAAAAGGCTAAAGCAATAGAAATTTTCGCTAGAAACCAAGGCCTTACTAAAGAACAAGAAAATAAAATCCTTGCAGATATGGACTTGAATCACGCTCAGAAAAAAAGTAAGGTACAAAAGCTTGAAGATGAGCTCGCAGGTATTCTTGAAAAATCTAAAGGGAAAAAAGGCGGTATTAAACAAAGTGAACGTGAACGTATTGCCCAAATTGAGCAAGAGTTACGTACAATGCAAGTACAAACTGTTTCTAAGTCTCAAAAAGAACAAGAGAACATTTTCACTAACCTTAAAAACAATGCTACTAAATTAAGTGCACAAAAAGCTGCTAATGTAGTTAAGTCTTCAAAAGAACAAAAAGATAAGTCTATTGCACATGCTAATACAGAATATGAAAAGACAAAAGCATGGGCAGCGAAAGCGATGATTGACATCCCAAGCTTTACTGAAGAAGAAAAGAAAAAAGTGATAGCAGACGCGAAAGAACAACGAGATAAAACAATTAGTGCTGCTAACACAATGCATAAGGACACGGTCAAGGCTGCTAAGAAGCAAGCAAAAGAACATGTGGATGAAGTCGACTGGGAAAAAGGTGAAGTCCTCACAAGATGGCAGAAGATTGTGGATGGAGTTTATCCTGCTCTAAAATGGATTGGTAATATCTTTGGTAAAGGTGCAAAGTTTGTTCCTGGAGCTCCTGTCATTAAAGGTGCGATAAAAGCAGTAAAAGGTGGAGGTCGTGCAACAGGTACTCCTAATGGTGGTGTTCCGAATGATCAAGTAGCATTAACAGGTGAAGAAGGTCCAGAACTTGTGAAGGACGGTCGTACAGGACGATTAGGCTTAGTTGGTTTACGTGGTCCACAACATGCCTTCTTAACAAAAGGTTCTGCTGTTTTACCTGCTCACCATACAAAGAAGGTATTGAAAAAATACGGATTTGCAAATGGATTCACCTCAGGTAGTTCAAAGGCTTCTCCTGTGGAAGGCATGCCAGCTTATGCTGATGGTATTGCAGAAGATGCTTTCGATATGATCATGAAAGGACCTGAATGGTTATGGAATAAAGCTGTCGATAAATTCAAGTTTAAAGGTGTAGATACTCCAAAGTGGTTTAATACTCTAGCTGGGGATAGCACAACAGGATTTATTAAAGGTCTTGCTATTGATAAAATTCAAGCTTTAATTGATGAATGGATGCCGGAATTCGGCGGTGGAGGTTCTGATATTGCAAGTTATTATTTAGGCAGTCCTTTTCGCATTACGACACGTTTTACACCAAATGGAAATAAAAATGATACCCTCCACAAAGGCGGAGTCCATAAAGGAATAGATTTAGCCGCACCTGCCGGAACTGCCATTAAATCATTAACTGATGGGATTGTTCAACAAATAATTCTTGGTTCAAAAACTGCAGGTAATGGAGTACGTATTAAATCAGGACAAGATTTACTTTCTTACATTCATATGTTACGTGCACCTTTTGTTAAAGCAGGACAAAAAGTAAAAGCAGGGCAAATTATTGGTCAAGTGGGAAGCACCGGATTCAGTACCGGAAATCACCTTGATTTGAAGATTCAGCGCAATGGTAAATACATTAATCCGTTGACATATTTGCAGAACTCTGTGGGTGGTGCAGGTATGACAATGGGAGGCAATTTCGCAGGGAAATACGCTTCTATTATCAATGCTGCAGGTAAAAAGTATAGTGTTAGTCCAGCTTTAATCGCAGGGATTATTAAACAAGAATCACAATTCAACCCTAATGCCCGTTCGTATGTTGGGGCCACTGGATTAATGCAGCTGATGCCTGCTACGGCTCGGGCAATGGGTGTTAAAAATCCGCGTGATCCATATCAGAACATCATGGGTGGTACAAAATACATTGCCCAAATGTTAAGAGGTCAACGAGGTAACGTTAAGCTAGCTTTAGCTGCTTATAATGCAGGTCCAGGTAACGTAGCAAAATATCATGGTATTCCACCATTTAAAGAAACGAGAAATTACGTTAGTAAAGTGTATGCTAACTATCAAAACTATTTGAAAAAGGGTATTAGTGGTTTTGCGATTGGTGGAAAAGTTACTAAAAGGCAGCTTGCAGAACTAGGTGAAAATGGGCATGAAGAGTATGTGATTACCACAGAGCCTCGTTATAGAAACCGTAGTTTAGCTTTATTACAAGAATTAATGCCTAAACTTGGTTTGTTTAACCCTATTCCTAAAGTTCCATCAACGTCTGCAAATCAGCATTCAATCACCAATAATGGAACCTCGTATCAAGAAGAAATTAACTTATTGAAGCAAGCAGTAAGTTATTTGTCTCAATTAGTTTCTCAAAGTACAAATTTAACACTTGAAATTGATAGTAGAAAAGTAGCTAAAGCAATATATAAACCTGTAACCGAATTTCAAGATCGGAAAAATACTGATAAATTAAAGTTTCAAAAGGGGTGATATCAAGTGGGGTTTACATTTAATAATCAACGAAAGAGCTATTTGACTGTTTTAAAAGGAAGAGAGCGTCCTGCTTGGGCACCTATTACAAGAAATTTATTGAAAACTCCAAATCATCCAGGTGCTTATTTGAAAAGTACAGATGTAGATGTTCGGCCATTAAAAGTGCCTGTCTTGATTGAAGGAGAAAATATAGGCGATTTACAGAAATTAAAAGAGGATTTAGCTGACTGGCTTGTAACTGATACGGCTAAGGAATTAGTTTTTGATGATGAACCTGATCGTTCTTATTTTGCTGTAGTTGATGGCTCTTTAGATTTAGAAGAAATTGTGAGTGTAGGTACAGGAGAATTAAGTTTCATTTGTCTAGATCCTTATAAATATGGAAAAACAAAAGTGCAACAATCAGATTTAGGTACTCTCACAGTACGAAATGAAGGAAATGTGGAAGCTTTACCTACTTTCGAAATAGAGGTCGATGCTGATTATACTAATATTGATATCTCAAATGGTAACTCTATGAATCGAATTGGTCGTGTAGTAAATATAGAGGATTATGCTGCCTCTAGAGAAGAACGTGTCCTCAGTGACAGTCTCGCCTCTCTTACAGGGTGGGCAAAGACAGAAGGTAGTGTCCATATTGATGGATTAGCCACTGGAAATATGAAAGTCGATGACGGTCGTTTTGTTGCTGCAGATTTTGGGACAATGAATGATACATGGCATGGTCCATTTTATAAAAAATCGATTGGACAAACATTGACCAATTTTAAGATTGAGACCATGGTTGAACTTGTGAATACGGGTGAAGATAAATTCGGAAAAGTTGAAGTCTATGTCTTAGACGAAAATGCCCTTTCTGTTTGTATGTTAACGATAAAAGATGTGGATTCTACTGGAAAGCGTATCTATGCTACCTTACGAATGGGTGGTGGGGATCAAGGATTTAAGGATTTAATTAGTACTCATGGTGATCAGGAGAATACGTTTTGGAATTTCTATGGAATGTTACGTATTGAACGCGTAGGCAATCGATGGACAGCTTACGTGGCCAAAGTAGATAGAGCAACAGGTAAGCATACTGCTCGTTCTTTTGTAGAATATTACGATATTGAACAACAGTTTATGCGTAAGCCTACACATGTAGGGATATATCTCGCTCAATATGGCACGCGCAAAGTAGCTTCTTTACGAGCAGATGACATAAAAGTAGATAAAATCAATCAATTAACAGCCAACCAAATTCCTTATATCGTAAAAGCTGGTGACGTAGTGACGTTTGATCATAAAAATCAGGTTATTCTTATCAATGGTGAGCCTCGAATGGATTTAAAAGCCTTTAGTGGAGAATTTTTTGGACTGAGTAGGGGAGTAAATATACTTTCCACAAGTCCACCTTTACCAACAAAAACCACGTGGAGGGAACGATATAAATGATTCATATATTAGATTATAAAACAGATAATATTGTTGCTTTCCTAGAGAATCAATTAGAGGATGCAGTCCACTTACGAAACATGGACTTAGAAGAAACTTTTCGTTTTGAATGGCCTGTTAATGATGAAAAAGCAGAATATATTGTAGGTCGTAATCGTATAGTCATTCCTGATGATAAAACAGGCTATCGCGAGTTTATTATAAATGAATTAGAAAAAGATGCTGACAACGTAATTGCGTATTGTTCAGCATCTTTTTTAGATTTGAAAAAGCAAAAGATTATTTCTCCTACTACTTTAACTGGGCAAACTGTGAATACTGCAGCAAACTGGGTTTTAAGTGGGACTGAGTGGCAACTAGGAGTTACTGACTATTCAGGTATTCGCCAAATTACTTTTGAGTATATGAACGCTTATGACGCTATTCTGCAAGTAAAAGAAACGTTTGGTTGTGAAATCTCTTTTCGGATTGAAGTTGATGGAAACGAAATTGTAAAACGATATGTAGACCTGGTAACACGTCTCGGTAAGTTTGATGGAAAAGAAGTTACCTTCGGAAAAGATTTATCCGGCATCCGTCGTAAGATAAACTATGATAATTTGGTTACTTCTCTAGTTTGTATTGGTCCTGAAAAAGAAGATGGAACCCGTCTAACGGTAACAGTAGAAAATGAAGCTGCTAGGCAGCGTTGGTGTCGTGATAATGGTAAACATTTAGTAGCTCTTTATGAACCTGAACCAAGTGATCAAACCATGACGATACAGAAGTTAACATCTCTTGGCCTAACTGAACTAAATAAACGAATTATGGGTGCAATTGAGTATGAAGTAGAACAAGTAACATTAGATTCAGTTCTAGGACTTGAACATGAGAAAGCATTTTTTGCTGATACGTTACGTATTAAAGACTTGCATTATGTGCCTCCATTGTATTTAGAAGCTCGTGTAACAGAAGTTGAACGTCCTATACTAGATACTTCTCAAAAAACATATAAGCTAGGAGAGTTTGTAGAGTATTCACAAGATGAAGTAATGAGGATGAGCTAATCAAAACATGTAAAGTTAGGGGGTGTGACTATGTACAAAGTAGGGAATTCAGTTGAACAGGTCTTTGGTGGTGCCATTATCAAGCAAGGGGATCGCACACATTTAGGATTTAACTTTAGGGATGAAAACGGCGAGTTGGTCAGTCTTTTGGGTGCCACCGTTGATGTGAAATTAGCAAATAGACAAGGTGTTATCCTAAGTACAAGAGCTGTTGTATCTGATGAGTATACGGCTACATTTTCAATTGGTGCCAGCGATATTACAGGCGCCGGAGAGATGCGCATTGAATTTACAGTTAATTATTCTAGTGGAATAAAAGAGAAGTTCCCTTCTGATGATTGGCAACGTCTCAAAATCACTTCTACTTTAGATGATGTTGAGAAAACTGGCGTTGCGTACATCACGTTTGAAAAGATGACTGGAGAATTTCAAACACATTTTAATGCCTTCAAATCGGATGTATCAAAAGAAACTGAGCTTCAAAAGCAGCGAATTGATAATTTAATCAATTCAGCCCCTCAACCTTCGGAAATAGTCTATGCGCGAGAAGACGAAAAGGGAGTTGTACATCCTAATTTAAAGGGACGTATTGACAGTATTAT